TTCGCGTTCAGAACGGTGCTGATCTGAAACTGCGAGATGGGGAACGGGTAATTCCGATCCAGACCCGAGACCGTGTTCGTGGTACGCGTCGTCCCGCCGAGGATGACTTGACACCGGGTCGCTTTTTCCCGCAGCGCCTGCAGCACGGCGATAGAGTCTGTCGCGCCCCACACGTCGAGCACCGCTTGCCGCATCTTTCCGCGGCCTATGTCGATCGGCACGTTGCGCGCCAGCAGTTCCCACGAGGCCCTCTTCCCGCCCGTCAGCGCGTCGTACTTGGTCAGATCGATGGCTTCGAACAGTGCACGTTGGTCTGCCGCCGCGAGCCATGCGTCGGTCGCGCTGGCCCCGTTGCACCACACGGTGATTGCACCGTCGTCGCGGTTCGCGACCGCGGTGGCGATCGTCGGCTCGGCCAGAAGGGCCGTGCGCAAGGTCGTGCGTTGAGCAGGCGTCAACTCTTGACCATGCGCAAATACACTCACGCACACGAGAAGCGCCGCCAGAATCCATTTCATACCAGCCATTCGGTTCTCCTGTTCACACCGCAAAAATCACTGGCGCCTCTTGGTCTTCACGAGGCGCGAACGCTCGACCCACGGCCATGATCAGGCCGACGGCCGCGTCGATCTTCTGCTCGGGCCGTTCCTTGCGCGGGTAAATGTTGTCCTTGACGTCGGTATGGCACACGACGTTCGAGATCATCCACGCGAGCACCGGGTCGCCCTGGTGCTCCAGTTCTCCAGCCGCGACCATGGCGTCGAGCCGCTTCATGGGCTCGCTGAAGTTCTGCACGTTGGCCCGCACCTCCACCATTGGTGCACCTTCTGCCATCATCTCGCCCGCGAACTGCGACAGCGCCCACGGATCGTGACCGACCTCAAGGACATCGAACAGCGCCAGATCGGCCCGCAGATCCTCGCGCACAGCCTCGATGTCCAGAACGTCGCCCGGCGTGGTGCGAATCCATCCTTCGGCCGCCCAGCCGCGCAGCTGCTCGAGCCCTTTCTGCTCGAGGAACCCCTCCGAGCAGTAGCAACGGGAGAAGACCTTGGCGCGGTTGCCATCACGCACGAGCACCACCTTCGCGAACAGGTCCTTCCGGAACGCGGCGTCAAGCGCCACGACCGCCTGCTGCCCGGCGCAGTCCTCGCGCGTGAGCGCCGGATTCGCGCACTTGTCCCAGGCCGCCATGTTCATCCAGGCCGAGTCCGCGTTGACCCACACGTTCAGGTGCTTGGTCAGAAACTCCGTCAGCCGCGCAGCCTGCACGCGCGCCACCGCCGCTTTTGCCCGCAGGTCGTCGGCGTCGACCGAGATTCCGAAATTCGGATTCGCCTTGTGCCAGGTTGACTCGTCGAACGGATCATCGCCATCGTCGATGGTGTAGATCAGCCCGAACGTCCGATCGTCAGCCGCGGATGCACCCTCGACGCGGTAGCCCAGGCCACCATGCCGGCGCAGCGTGACGTTCAGCACCTTGGTCAGGTAGTCGCGCTGGTCATAGCAGACGCCGGAGCGATTGCTGCCGGCCGTCGTGATCTTCACCAGCAGCGGCTGCGCGCGGGCGCCGGTGCCCGAGTCCAGAACGTCGTGCACGGTCGCCGTCTTGTGCGCGTGGAGCTCGTCGATCAGCGCGCAGCTCACGTTCAGACCGTCGAGGGTCGAACCCTTGCCGGACAGCGGCACCATCTTCGAGGCCGTGTCCTTCACGAGCAGCACGTTCGTCAGCACCTCCAGGCCGAAGCGGGCGCGGAAATCGCCATCCATCCGCGCCATCTGCTGCGCGATCTGGAACACGATGGCCGCCTGGTCCTCGGTCGTCGCCGCCGAATACACCTCGGCGCCGAATTCCCCATCGGCCGTCAGCATGTACAGCCCGATGCCGCCGAGGATCGTGGTTTTCGCGTTCTTGCGCGGCACCTCGAGGTACACCGTGCGGAACCGCCGCAGGCCGGTTTCCCGGGCTACCCAGCCGAACACATTGGCCAGGATGAACTTCTGCCACGGCTCCAGCTTGAGCCGTTCGCCGGCCCACTTGCCTTTCACGTGGCGCAGCAGTTCGACGAACGTCACGGCACGCGCCGCCAGCTCGGGGCGGAACTCCCACGGCGATTGCCCCTCTGCGGACTCCGCCAAGTCGTCGATGAACCGCTGGCAGGCCGCGCGCACCCACTTGCACGACGGCTGCAGGCCGGCCACCACGCGGTCCGCGTAGTCGCGCGCCTCGACGACGTGATCGACGTGGTACTCGCCCATCAGAACTGACTCCAGCCGCTACCGCCGGCCTGCGGTTCGTCCGGCTTCGGCTCGACCCCAGGGAGCGACAGCTGCGGATCCGACGCGGTCACGCGCGAGCGCGAGCTCGGCGACATGCCGAACTCAGCCGCGAATTTCTGCAGGAGCTCGAGCTGGCGGTTGCGGTGCTGGATCAGCACGGAGATCTGCTTGTACCCGCCAGCGTTCTCCCAGATCCGCGACGACTCGCCCGTGGCGTCCTCCGCGTCGAGCTCGGCGATGCGCTTGTTCGCCCACTCCACCTCGCCGTACGCGATGCAATACGCCAGCAGCATCGCCCGATCGATGTCGCTGATCAGGCCGAGACGCTGCAGATGCGGCGTGATTCGCTTCCATTCCGCCTCGGCCTCGGGCCGAAGATGCTTCGAACGCTTCGGAACCGCGACGTCCGGCCGCACCACGTCATCGAGTAGCGACGCCAGCGGCTTGTGCGACGGATTGCCCCGCAGCAGGTGCACGTTCTTCGGGAGCGGCTTCGGTCCACGGCTACCCATGGACACCCCCCCCTACCGAAACTCCCGAGCGTGAAAAAACGGTTGAGAGGACGGTCTGCGCGGGGTCGGTCGAAAATTCCTGACCCCCCATCCCCATCGCGTCACCCATGGCCGAAGCCACCGTCCTCCGTCGCAGTCTTGCGATCGTGGCACGGCTTGCACAGCGCTTGATGGTTGGCCGGGTCCCACATGAGGCGGTAGTCGCCACGATGCGGCGTGATGTGATCGACGACGGTCGCCGCTTCGACGCGACCCGCTTCACCACAGCGCACGCACACCGGGTGCGCCTGCAGGAAGGTGATCCGGTATCGCTGCCACCTGGACGAGTAGCCCCGAGATGCCGCTGTCCCGCGCCGTGCGTCCTGCTCCTGCTGTCGTTGCGCCTTGTGCCGAGCGCACATACCTCCGCCGTACACCAGGACACCGCATCTCGGGCATGGTGAGGGAGGCTTCGTTGGCACATTCCGGGCGTCAGAAAAGCAAAAGCCCGGACGGATTCCGTGCCGGGCTTTAGGGGTACATCGTCGCTGGACGCAACTTCCGTCTTTACGCTGATCGGCACGATATACCTACAATCGCCCACGGTCAAGACATCATCGCGCGCTCGAACTCTTCCCGCTGGACTCGCAGCGTCTTGGCAATTACCGCACGACGGGCCAGCTCCTCCATCAGCAGGTGATGCCCCTTCTTCACCCACACGTCCCAGGTGCGATAGTCGACGCCACGCAGCCTGGCGTGCCAGGCCGATGGCCTACCGAGGTACACCCACACCTGCTGCACCGCGTACCGATAGCGCTCCGGGATGGCGTTGAGCGCTGCCTCGGTGTCTTCGGCCTCGCCCTGCAGCAGCGGGATTGGCGCCTCCCGATATCCGCCGCCGGTGGAGTCCGCATAGACGTTCGAGATCTCCGCCGTCGCCACGCCGCCCAGCTTCCAGCGCGCCCAGTTCACCATCCGCCGCTGGAAGTCCTGCGGTAGTTCCGTCCGTCCATCGCTCATTTGCTGCGCCCCTTGGTTGGCACCACTTCCGGACCGAGCACCGGCACCACGCATCGGCTCGTGTCCGCCGGCTTGCCGATCTCATGACCGCCTTCCGCTGCGTAGAACGACCCATCGCGCATCCCTCGGGCAATCCACGCGGTCACGTTCTCAGCACCGAACACCCGACGCAGTTCGTCGATCCACGCCGCGCACTCGGGCATTTGCTCTCGCATCGATCCACTCATTCGTTCCTCTCTGATGATGTGATGGACATGGACCACGCGCGCACGCGGGCATGCGCGCACTCGCCCCTGCGCCCTCGCGCTCGTGTGCGCATGTGTGCGCGGGTTACCCGGTCCACCCGGTCCAGCGGTCCACCGTGCGCAACTCGCTGACGACTGGTGACTTTTCGGCACGCACCTGGACCAGGGCTACGCCCTGGTCCGCCGGTCCACACCATCTCTGTCCCTGCCAGTCGCCGTGCGATGTCGTCACAACGGCACCTCGATCGGTTGCCCGGGCTGGTCCACGCGGTCCAGGTCCTCGCCCTGGTCCACCGAACTCTCCGAGCCCTTCCGGATGTACACGCGCGGACGAGTCCCATCGGGACGGCGTTGCCGACCCATCGTCCACCCGAGTGCGTGCATGATTTGCTGGATGCGACGCGCCATCTGGCCGCCGCCGTCGATCTTGTCGGACGCCACGCCGAGCACGGCCAGCAGCTCCGACGTCGTGAACGCCACACGGTCCCCATACTTCGCTTCGGCGAGCCGCTTCTGCAGCTCGTCGGACCACGGGTCGACGATGACTCGCGAGTCCTGCGCCGGGATGAAGTACGCGCGCTCCTCCTCCCGTGTGGGCCACCATCGCTCACCGGCCTTGATCTCGGCGTACGCCTGGGCGAACAGTTGATCGCGCACGGCCCGCAACAGATCCAGCCGGATTGTTCCCACGGTCACCGGCCAGAACCGGCGATTGCCGGTGGAGTCGCGCAGATACCGATCCTGGTTCGTGCTGCCGCCCATGACCACCTGCCGCGGCCGGCGCCTGGACCGTCGCTCGTACACGCCGCGGAACTTGTCGTTCAGCGTCGTCAGGAACTGCTTCACCGCGGTGACGTCCGCCTTCGAGAAGGCGTCCAGCTCGGAAACCTCATATAGCCACACGTCCTCCAGCTGCAGCAGCGCGTCCTTGTCGCCGAGGCGGAACTGCGTGTCGCTGAACCACTCGCCGCCCAGCACACGAAACGCGCTCGACTTCCCCGCGCCCTGCCCGCCCTCGAGCACCAGCATGTGATCGACCTGTGCGCCAGGCTTCCACACCCGCGCCACCATCGAGCGCAGGAACATGGCGCCGGCCAGGCGGGAATACGTCGTGTCGGAAACGCCCAGGCAGTCGGTCAGCCAGAACGAAAGGCGATCCGTGCCGTCCCATTCGAGCGAGTCGAGATACGCGAGGACTGGGTGGAACGTGTTGCGCTCGGCGTACATCTCGACGCCTGCGGACAGGTTGGCCTCGGACTTGATCAGCAAGTCGCACCCCTGCGCGAGCCACAGACCCAACTCGCGATCGTCTCGAGTGGTCCATTCCCCGGGCCCCGTTCCCCACGGCGTCCGGCGCCTCGATTCAGTGCGCGAGGCGAAGGCATTGAAGCCGATGGCGTCCTTCCACACGGGATGGTGAGAGAGCACCAGCAGGACGTTCTCGCGGCAGTCGATCGGCCCGGAACGCCCCGTGATGAGCACGTGGTCCCAGTTGGCACCACTGTCGGGCGGATAGTCAGACCCACCAGGAGGAGGAGGGGCGCGGGGAGGTTCTGGAGGTGAGGCGGAAGAGGACGCCGCGGGCGGTTCAATGAGTCGATCGAGGATCCACGCCTTGATCGAGTCGAAGTCGCCGCCCTCCTCGATCGCGTCGTACACGTCCCAGCCGTCGGGCTTTTCCCCGGGCGCGGGAATGTCGACCACGCGGACTTTGCAGCCGTGGACTGCAAGAATGCCCGCCAGCTTGCGCATCGTCGCGATGCCGGGCTGGCGCTCCGGCGGGAGCAGCTCGCCGGTGCTCTTGTCGCGCTTGGCATCCGCGTCGGGCCAGAGAATGACGCGACGCCCGGCGATCCACGACCAGTCCGCCTTGTGGACCGCCTTGCCACCACCAGGCCACGAGACCACGTGACACCACGGGAACAGCACCTCGGTCGCCGCCAGCGCGCACTTCTCACCCTCGACCACGAGGACCGGGCGCTGCGTGTCACCATCGGGCCAGACCTTCGGCAGGTACAGCGGGCGCGGCTCGTCCCACTGCAGCCACCGCCACTCGGGCCGCTTCTTCGGATGCTCGCACCAGACCAGCGGCAGGATCTCCTTGCCACCATCGCTGGTCGTGAAACGACAGACGGCGCCGAGCAGGTTGCACTGCCGGTCGTGGTAACGCCATATGGACTGGTATGCCCCACGGACGGGGTGCGCGAGGGGCAACGGTGCGGCATCGTCTGGCACCGGGACGACCGGGCGCCATTCCGTCTTGCGCTCCTCGCCCCCGCGGCGGGATTCGACGGCGCCAGCCGTCGGGCGCCCGTGCCGCCCCTCTTTCGGCCGTTGCTGCTGGCCGTGGCTTCCACCCACAACAGAGTCCGTTTCAACCCCGACCTCACCGGCCACCGCGCGTGCGGCCTCGCCCTGGCCGACGCCGTGGATGGCGGCATACAGAGACACCAGGTCACCGCCTGACTCCCCGCTCGCGAAGTCGCTCCACCTGCCCGATTTCGCGTTGCATCCGAACGACTTTCCCGGCGCGCCAGACAGATCTCCGCAGCGCCACTCTTGCCCGTCCCATTTCCCGCCCGGCAGCCACGCGGGGAGCAGTGTTCTGGCCTGCGAGAGCGCGGCCTGCGCGATGCGTTGAATGTCGAGCACGGGTCACCGACCGGGCATCGCCGGGAATGCTTTCCCGGCCAATCCCTGAAATTCCCGGCGATTCCCGGTCACTCCCGGCCACTCCCGGCCTTTCCCAAGCGACCTGCGCGCTCGGCAATTACAGTGGCTGCATGAATTCGTTCACGCACGGCACGTTCAATCATCTGCTCCGCCAGCTCGGCGAGCTGCAGGCCGTCGACGTCCGCCAGCACGTCCAGGCCGGCGTGCACGTCGGGATGCAGCTTCAACCGCAAATCCTTGCGTTCGAGGGACACGGCAGAACCTCAGCGAATAGAAAACGCGGCGCAGGCACTGACACCGCAAAGCCGGCGCCGGAGCGCCGGTGGGAGGAGACGGGTGGACGCTCCCGAGGATTTACACTGGCAGTCGCTGCCGCCCGCAGCGTTCGACTGTGCAGTCACCTCAGGAGCCATCCATGGAACCTTTCGCAACTCCGAACAATGTGTCGATCACCGTCGCGCCACTGGCCGGCGAATGGCTTGTGTCGATTCACCACCGGATCTCGGATCACGAATCCGCGCAGTTCACGGTGCGAGTCCCGAAGGAAAGCTTCGACCTCCGGGACATCGAGCACTCGGCGTTCGAGAAACTCAGGCACTGGGCCAGCGTCGTACAGACCAGACCAGCCGCTGGAACACATCCGCAATCGACGTGACGTCCAGCCGCTCCGCCGGCTCTCCGACGAGGTAGTACGACCGGCCTTGATCCACGGGCATGTATGCCGTCATCGAGACATCGTTCGCCGGCCGGACCGGTCGCTCATGAGTCCACTCGACGAACTGACGGGGGAGGTCCTGCGGGCGTTCTGTCATTTGCGCTCCGTTGCCGTTCAAGCCGCGCCCTCCTCTGCCAGGGCCTGGGCGGGCGGATCGAACAGATCTGGCCGCAGCTCATGGCGCTTCACAGCACCATCCGTTACCGCCTCGATCTGGCATGCACGCTCAGCAGTTATCCGGGACGCCCCGTTGAGCCAGTGCCAGACCATGCCGGGCGTGACACCCATGCGGTCGGCGAACTGTCGTTGCGTCAGCTCGTGACTTCGAAGGTATTCAGACAGGTTCATGGAGATCAATACTAGCAATGCTACTTGCCGCCCGCAATAGCGTCCCTAGTGGATCAATCTATAGGGACGCTAGTACAGTTTTCCCAATGGATAAGACTCGTCGTAAGCCTTTGGAAGACTGGCAAAAACAGGATGCTGTTCGCTTAAAAGCGCTGTTTGAGGCAGCCGGACCGGAGACGCAGGAGAAGTTCGGTGCGCGATTTGGCATCGGATCGCAGGCACTCGTCTGGCAGTACCTCAATGGCTACATTCCGTTAAACCTGCGGGCCGCAGTTCGGTTTGCCCGAGGTTTGTCGTGTGATGTTTCCGAATTCTCACCGACCTTGGCGGAAGACCTTCCGCCGACCCAGCGACGCCCGGCGGATCTGTTCGAAGACATCGTCGAGTCGATGCCAATCAACGAGGCCCAGCAGATGCTGGACTTCATCCAGTACAAGTTCGAACGCTCCGAGCACATGATGGCCGAGGACAAGGCCGCCAGTTACTCGCGCTGGATCGCTCGCATCACCGAAGATCTCAAGCGCCGGCGCGAGGCGGACGAAAGCGAGGGGAAGTGAGGGCCGCCGCACTGCTGGCAATTCTTGCCACCGCCGGCTGCACACCGGTCGTCGAACTGGGGCAGCACTATCGGGAAAGCGAATACGCATGGGCCAGCGCGCCTGGCACCGCATCCCTGTTCGGCCAGGCGTTTGCCAAGACGATGGCCGGCGACGTGAAGTACTGCGCCGGCGAACCCGTCCAGCTCTGGCCCAAAGGCACCTACACCGATCGCGCTTACGACGCCCTACTCGACAAGGTGTACGTCAGAGACAGCATGCCGGAGGGATTGAAGAAGTACATCCGCTCTACCACCGGCGACGGCTTCGGCGCGTTCGAGTTTTCCAACCTTCCCGCCGGCAGCTACTACGTCACCTGCAACGTCCAGTGGAGCTACGCCACTGGGGTCTCCGTCCAACGCACCGGCGGGGTCGCCATTGCCCCTGTTACCGTTGCGGCCGGGGAACGTAAGAAAGTCATCGTCACACTTCCTACGCGCTGACCTGCCCATTTTTTTTGCGTGGCGCACTAGCATTGCTATTGACTCAATCTATTAGCATGGCTAGTATTTTCCCGTCGCCCTCACCCGGGCCGGGTAGGCAACACTCCTCCCCGCCGAGAACCGGCCCGCCGGTGACCTCTTCCGGTGAGGGGGGTGAGGGCGACATCTCTCGAGGAGGTGTCCATGCCGTTCCTGATTGCCCTGTTCCTGCTGTTGTCTGGTTGCTCGTCCGGCCGCAATAGCCCCCCGCCCAGCTCGTCCATTTGCCAGCCGACCGATCCGCAGTGCGAGATCTACCGGCCGCGCATTCCCTCGCCGATGCCGTGGTGAGCCGATGAACAACACCCCCCTTGAACAAGAGGCCGTTTCGGCCGCCGAGGATCGGGCAGCGCTGAACGCGGTGCTCGCGACGCTGAGTCCCCACCAGGTGCAGCAGATGGCCAGCGCGATGCTGGCGCTCGGGGCGTTCAACTCAGAGGCGAAGCGATGAATCATTTGCACCAGTTTCTCTCCGATGATCTCGAGCTTAAGTGGCGTCTGCCAGAAAGCGTTTCGCCAGAAACGTCTAGACAAGCCCTTGAGGTGTTTCGACACATTGCGCGCGATGCCCAATGCTTTTGGATGGGGGACCTCCAAGGCTGGTTTCACAACAAGACGGAACGCGACCGGATCGATCAGCTCCCAAGAGAATTTCAGCGCCTGCCTTACAAGACGTGCTGGTTCGAATGTCAGTTTCAGGAAGTGGCCGGCCCTCTCCTGTTGTGTTTGCTGCTCCACGACGATGATGAGCTAGGCATCGTCGCCTGGATGTTTCGCAAGTACCTAGGCCGTCTCGAGTGCCGAGGCACCTGGCAATTGGATGACGCAACGCTTTCCAAGCGACCGACGGCCGCGCTAGGCGTTGTCGATCTTCGCGAAGCCGTGGTGCTTCACTACGCGGCGTTAAAGTTCGTCGCCGCAATGCACTGCGGCAATGTGACCCAGAAACAAACCAGGCCGGCGGACCGTTTAAATCGCGCCCGCGTCAAGCGCGGCAAGAAACCGCTGTTTTCCTACTGGACACTTCACTTGTCGCGCTCCGAAGCCGGCGAAGCGCTGGGCGGCACCCACGACAGCCCACGGGTGCACCTGCGGCGCGGCCATCCTCGCCAGTACGCGCCGGGGAAATACACGTGGGTCCAGCCTCACGTCGTCGGCAACAAAACCCTGGGGATGGTGCACAAGGACTACGAAGGCAGTCGACTGGCGGAGTCCGCGAGATGACCAAGACCGCCAACAGCGCGCCGATCGTCCTGACGCAGGAACAGCGTCTAGACATTGTCGCGACGCTCCGCATCCGAGCTCACGACCTACGCCAGAACGCGGCGGACCCCCACACGGCGGCAGAGTTTCGCGACCGTGACCTTGCCGAAGCCAATCGGTTGACCGATCTGGCGCTGCTCCTAGAGTGCAAAGAGATCACCGTGGCGCCGATGGTCGAGGCGCGCTCCACCGTAACCACATTCCCGCCAGGCAGCGTTCGCGCTGCGGTCGCTCAAGCGGGTGACGCGTGGTCACTGATGCACGAAGCCATCCCCGGCAAGCGGTTCTCTCGCAATCAGGCCGCCCGGTACGAAGCGACGGACGAGGAGATCGTGCGCATGTGCACGCTCTTCTGCGGGATGCGGCGCGAAACGATGAACGTGCGCGCCGCCATCGGCCTGAAGGCGGACGAACGATGGTGACCATCATCCCCAGCGACACCGACGTGCTCGAGGCCGCCAGGCTGGCCGCCGCCGCGCACCTGCATCTGATCACCGATGGGCGACGCACCGTGCTGTCGCCGTGGGTTCCCCCTGGCTGGCACAAGCTGGCCGTCACCGTGAAGGAGGCATCGCATGGAGCCGCTGCTGCACCTACCGCTTGACCTCGACGATCCGCACCACATCACCATCGACGGTCCGCGCCGTCCGTGGGAACGGGAGCGGGAAGCGCGCGCGAAACGTCGCCGGCTGATCACGCTGCTGAGCGTGGCCGGCGTGCTGGCCGTGGCCGACACCGTGCTGGTACTCCTGGCATGAGCGGCCAACACGAAGCGCTGAACAAGGCGCACGAGCTCGCGCGCCAGTCGAACCTCGCTGTCACGGTGCGCAGGGGCCAATCCGGGCGCGTGCACGCTTACCGCGTGTGGCGCCTGGCCGGCACCGACCGGCGGACGTTCGTGGGCGAACGCGGCTCTCCCGAAGCCGTCCTGGCGCTCGTGAAGCGTGCCGCCGGATCCACGGGAGGCCCGCCACGATGAACCGCATCGAGATCCGTCGCGTGTCCCGCGACGACCCCGACACCCACAAGCCCGGCCTCGTGACCATCGACGGCGTGCAAGTGCGCGTGCGGCGGAACTACGGCGTAGCGACGCCGCGTTACCTGTGGGACGTGATCCAAGCGGGCAAGGTGATCGAGACGTTCGCCTCCGTACCGTCTGGCGCGGACTGCCGCGCGGCGATCGCGCGGTCCCGGTCGACAGAGTCCCGCGAAGAAGTCGTGGCGCGTGTCATTGCGAAGGTGAAGGCCGAGGGCAAGCGCATGAGCGGCCGCAGCGACGCGGGCCAGAGCCTGTTCGCTCCGATCAACGGCAAACGGAAGAAGGAGCAGGCCGCGTGAACTTTACGAAGCTGGCTACGCTGACGCACGTGAACCTGCGCGCAGAGGGGAAAGACGACAAGGTCCTCGTCATGGATGCCAAGTTCGACACGACCCTGGAGTCCGACGACCTGGTCGAGTTTCACCCAGCGCTGAGCGGCATGCTGTGGGACCGGGAGGGCAATCCGCGATTTGCGAGGCTCATCGATGCCGTAAAGCTCACGGCGGAGCTCTTGCACCACGACGTGCAGGTGGACGACATCGTTATCGACGACGCACGGCTCCACAAGTTTCACGTGCAGCCCTTCCCGCTCCTGTCCGCCGGCGTGGAATTCACCGTCACGGTGTACCCGACGGCCGGGCTCGTGGCGCGTCTCAGCCAACTCCTCCAGCAGAAGGTCGAGCTGCAGGTGCGCGCGGTGCCGGACCTCCTGACGGGCCTGCAGGACGGCGTGCCGAAGGACGTGACGCTGGCCAACGGGGAGAAGGTGACGGTTACCAAGAACCCCGGCGCCGCGAAGGCGGAAAAGCCCGCACGGCAGAAGCGACCAGGCGGGAACCGTCGCCAGCGCGTTCCAGCGGCGGAACCGGACAAACCCGTGACTCGCGTGATGAGCGAGAAAGAGTGGCCGTTTCCGAAGCAACCGAACGGGAGAGCCGAATGACGCCAGCGATGGAGAGCGTTCTGCGCGCCCTGTGCCGTATCGAGGCAAACGAGGCGAAGCTGGACACCATCCGCGTCGCAGCCGCAATGGGATCGAATCACGAAGTCGCCGTGGCGCTCCATCATCTTGAGCGGCGACACCAGATGGTGAGCTGTCGCGAGACCGTGGAGAACGGCAAGAAGTGCGCGATGTGGTCGCTTACAGGGATCGGCATGAAGTGGTTGCTCGGACCGACCGCCGCGAACACCGGCACCGTCGCCGACCTGGTGCAGGAGATCAAGGCGGAGCAGGACGCGGCCGCGGGCGCTCGGCCTGAGCCACCGTTCAACTTCCGTCTTGAGAAGAACGCAGCCGCAGAGGGTGATCCGCCAGACCCGCGCCTGATCCTCACGTTGCGCGACGACGGCACGCTTCTGATGGTCGCTGACGGCGGCAAGCTGCACGTTGCGCTCACGCCAGCTCAGACTCGACAGCTCGGAAGGTTCTTGTCGGGCAGCGTAGGCGTGTGGAACCACGCGCCGGAACGGGGCCTGGCAGCATGAAGCGCGTGTACATCAGCGGGCCGATGACCGGCCTGCCCGAATTCAACTTCCCGGCGTTCCACGCGGCCGCGAAGGCGCTGCGCGCCGCTGGCATCGAGGCCGTGAACCCCGCCGAGATCAACGCCGACACCGGCGGGAAGTGGGAAGACTACATGCGCGAGGACATCAAAGCCCTGTGCGACTGCGACGGCATCGCGCTGCTGCCGGGATGGGAACGCAGCCGCGGCGCGCACCTCGAGGTGCACATCGCGCACCGGCTGGGACTGGAGATCTGGAGCGTGGACGATCTGTTGCAAGCGGCGGGGAACGAGGGATGAGCGCACTCGAAGCTTTGTACGCGCTGTTTCGCGAGAACGAGATCCCCATGTCGGATCGGAACGGCGTGCTGCACGACATCATCAGCGCCGCGCTGGCCGAGGCAGATGCGGAGCCGTATTGCCAAGACGACCGCGGGGCCGTCTACACCCACCCGCCCCGCCGCGAGTCGGCCACTGGCCCGACGCAACCACTGGAGAAAGACGAGCGCGGCGTGCTGCGGTTCAAGCCGAATCGGATCGTCCAGCACCTGCTCGACACGCACCCGACGTGCGACATGAACATGCTGGCGCGCCTGGACTTCAGCGATGAGGACCGGCGGCAGTTCGCGCAGTTGATCGGCTATAGCCTGAGCGGCTACGGCGAGTTGAGCTACGTCGACGAAGACCTCCACCCGCCCCGCCGCAAGCCTGACGGCACGTTCGTCGACCAGATCGCCGAGGCCAAGGTGGGCCTCAAGGACTGGCCGCAGTGGGCGGCGGGTGCCGCACAGATCAGCGCAGTCAACGGAGCGCAGCCCCGCCGCAGCCCCTGCACGTGCCACGACACAAGCCGAGGACCGGGACGGCCTTGCACCGTGAAGGCGGGCGGCACGCTCGGGGAACTGTGGCAGTGCGTTGAGGAGCCCCGCCGCGAGTCGGCAGAGTCGGCAGAGTTGAGCGATGAAGACCTAATCGATTTGTGGACCTACGACGATGTGCCAATGACCGTCATTCGCGACTACGCCCGCGCCGTCCTGCGCGCGGCAGGGGGGACGGCGCCGAAAGAGCGCCCGCTGTCAGTGGCCGAAATCCTGAAGGTGCAAGACGACATTCGCGCGGCATGGGGGAAAGAATGAGGAAGCACTATCCAGCCGCGTGGCTTGCAATTGCGGTGGTTGCGCTCTTGATGGACAAACACTTGATTGCGTACACCGCAGTTATCTGCGCGAACGTGTGGGCAGCGGCAGGGGAGGGGAAGGGATGAAAGACTGCACACACTGCAAGCACGCGGCATGGTTGCGCACGAGGTCGGGCGCACTGCACCCGTGTGGCGACGGCATGTGTACGTGGACATTCGTCCCGCCGAAGCTGCCGGCGTCTATGTATTTTTTGCAAAAGCCCGTTCCAAACGGCGGCACGATCAATCGGCGCAAGGAACTCCCGACCGACTGCGTTTACTTTGCGCGCGTGGAGCCGCCGAAGTGATCCTATCCGCCGACGAGCTGCTGGCAATCACCGGCCGCCGTCGCCCGTCCGCCCAGGCTCGCCAGCTCGCCGCGCTGGGAATTCCGTATCGAAAACGCACAGATGGCACAATCATCGTCCTTCTCCGAGACCTAGACCGTGGCCCGACCCAGGAAGTCCGACAGGCACCTCCCACCGTGCGTGTACCACAGGCGCGGCCGGTACTATCACGTGGTCGCAAAGAAGTGGCACCCGCTGGGACCTGATCTACCGGCAGCGCTGGCCGAGTACGCCAGGCGCATCCAGCCGGCACCGCAGGCGTCTGGCAACTGGGCACGACTGGTCGACGAAGCCATGATCGAGATCTGCGCCAGGGTCAAGGCCTCGACCGCTGAACAGTACCGCACCGCCGCAGACATCCTCAGAGAAGCGTTCGCCGAATTCGAGCCCGACCAGCTGCGCCCCGTGCACATCAAGACTCTACTGCGAGGGATGAAAGACCGGGCCGGCATGGCGAATCGATGCCTCTCGGTGCTCCGTGGCGTCCTCGACTACGCCCTCGACCTCGAGTTGATCACAGACAACCCCGCGCGGGCCGTGCAGCGGCTGCCACAGCGCCCGAGGGACCGCCTGATCACGCCACACGAGTACGCCGCCATCTACGCCGCCGCCGCGGATCGCCTGCAGGTCGTGATGGACCTTTGCTACCTAACCGGCCAGCGGATCGGGGACGTCCTGTCGATCCGGCACGAGCACGTGCAGCCCGACGGCTCGATCGAATTTGTCCAGCAGAAGACCGGCCAGAAGATGATCGTTCACAATCCCGAGCTGGCCGCTGTCGTGGCCCGGGCCCGGACACTCCGGGGCAAGATCACGAGCGCCTGGTTGATCCAGGGCAAGCGAGGCCGCCAGGCGGACTACCGCGCGATCCGCGATCAGTGGGACGCCGCCTGCGAACGTGCACGGGTCGATGACGCCCACCTGCACGACCTCCGCGCCATGGCGATCACAGCGGCCCGGCAGCAGGGCGAGGACCCGACTGCGCTGGCCGGGCACCGGCACTCAGGGACCACAATCCGGTACCTTCGCGACAAGGCTCCTGTCGAGGCAAACGGCCCGAGTTTTGGACAGGTCCAAAATAGTAGACAGAAGGGGTAGCGGAATCAACGGCTTAGGACATACGCCAGTAATGCAGCAGCACGGCAAGAGATTGCACGCATCGCCCTGATGCGGCAAGACATTCACGGCTCGGCGTCCAATTCAATCTGGCCCGCTTTGCCGACTTTCGTGTCTATGGAATCTGGTGCCGTTTTGTTTCGTTTTGGACGCTACCCCGCCGCCGCCACCGCATCCGCCCGGGCATCGGCCACCCGCTGATCAATCCGGGACCACTCGTCGTCCGTCAGCCGGTCCCGGCCGGCGGCCTGCATGATCTGCAGAATGCCGGAGATCTCCGTGGCGGCCGTCGTGGCGTTCGTTGCGGCCTGCAGCAGCGAGGCGATGTGCCCCACAAGCTTCTGTGTGTCGGTCATGGCGTGGCCCCTCCGAGGGCAGTCTCGACGGTCAGGAGCAGCGCCAGGGCCGCGTCGAGCCGCCCCTGTGCCGTTGTGAGATCGCCGGCAGCGAACGCGACGCGCGAGGCCTTGATCGAGGCGTCGGCCTGGTCGATCTGGCCGATCAGCTCGCGGGCGCGCGGCTTGTCGATCTGCTGTCGACGGGTCAGATCCGCCACAGTCTTGTAGGCCGCGCCGACCTGCGCCTGGGCGTAGGCGAGCGACTGCTCGAGGTTGGCCGGCCGGGTCAGGTTGGCGCACCCCACCAGCAGGAGCAGCAACACCCAAGCGTATGCAAGTTGTTTCATTTCATTTCTCCGGTTGCTTTGCGAGCGGGCCGGGCTTTGTAGCCTTGAGCCGCCCATAAATCACAATGCCCAGGCCGACGAGTGTCACCACGGCATTCGTCACGCCAGCCACGTCTTCGATCTGGATGCCGGCCAGGGCTAGCACCTGGGCCGCCGCCGCGACGAAAGCCCCGATCAATGTCTTGTATCCGTCCATCCGCGTCTCCTATGGGTTCCGCACTTCCACGTACACCTTGCCGTGCCGCTCCGCGCTGTCGATCAGCGTCACCAGCTCGCCGGTCAGGGACTCGCTGTTGCCGATGGTCCGATAATCGTCAGACCGCCACCGACCCATCAGCGGACAGCCTTCCGTGTGATCGACGGTCACGCCACCGTGGAACCGAATGCCCGTGAAGTCGGGCACGTTCATGATCAGCGGCATCCGACGGCGGAACCGGTTGCTGAATGTCACCGTCACCGGGTAGCGGCCGGAGGGAATCGCCGTCTTACCGACTACCTTCAGGATCGGGCGCCACACCCAGCCCTGCGGCGTGACCAGCTCGCGCACCGGGTCCTCGAGGGTCCAGCAGAAGAACTCTCCATCTATCCACAGCGACCCCGCCGTGACGTCCTCGATGAGCGCTTCGCGTTTTAGTAGCAGGTTCATTCGTGCGGCTCCTTTGCCTGGACGAACTGCAACGTTTCAACCGTGGCGGTTTCGCCCATCAGCGCCATCAGATTCCGCAGCATGCGAGCAGCGGCCGTTTTTCCGTGGCGTTGCTCGTAGTCCTTTGCAAGCCCGACCAGAAAAATGAACGTTCGAATGAGGCCGTTCGTCTCGGTGGCGGCGAATATCGCGCCCCAGCGCTCAATTTCGTCCGCCAGCTCGATGCACGTACACAGATCGTCCGCATCGTCGAGCGCAATCCGCAGGTCATGCCACGCCGCGATCAGCGGCTCCGTCGAGTCGGCGTCACCGTCGGGCGATCGCCCGGCGATTTTCGCGAGCAGGTTACGGACGCGCTCGCTTACCACGTCGGCGCTTCTTGGGCCGGGGAGACGCGAGCCACCAGCCGATCGCCAGCACGATCACCGCAAACATCACGGCGCCGAACATGGCGTTGGCGTACCAGTTCACCGGACGTGCCCGCCGGTTTGAGAGATGTCCAGTTTGCCCTCAATGTGCGAGATTCGACTTCCGACCCCGGCCACCTGCTCTGCCAGCCGCGACAGTCTCCGATCGATTGAGCGAATGAACCACGCGCCGGCCGACACGATCGCCAGCATCAGCGGGACCAGCAGATGCTCGACCTCCCACGCACTGAGCACCAGCTCGCCACTTGCCATTGCCATCGTGCCGACGAAGATACCCAGGCCGCACAGAAACCCCATCGCCTTTAGCTTGACCATTTTTATCAGCACATTCCCGCGCCGTTTCATTCGTTCACCCGTTGCAGTTAATGATTTTCCGCCACCACCGCGTGGATGTGGATAACGACCGGCATCTGCTCGACCGGGTCGACGTGCAGCTGGTAGCGGCCAGCCACGATCGTGGTGATACGGCAGCCGGTCGCTTCGTCTTGGACCCACGGCGGCACCGGTACCGGCCCATTCACGTAGCAGCGCGCACGGTGCGGGACGCTGATGATGGCGGCATCAACACCATCCGCGCGGATGGTCACTATCTCGGGCGCGGCCCAGCGCGCACGGTGCACAAGTTCACCACTGGCGCGGTGTAGATATTGCTCGTGCGTCGCCCAGCCTTCGTGCGCCGTCACGCCTTCACGCGCCTGCAGCGACACGTGATCCCTTCGGCAACACCCCGTTTCTACGATGCGGCCGTCACTGTCGGCTAGGTAGTATTGGACCGTCTCCACGCTCATTCGCTCGTCACGCCGGCCGACGCTGTTCATGCGGCAAGCACCAGTTGACGCTGCTGAGACCCGCCACCGATCGCGGAGTAGAAAAAGTCTCCAGCCAGGTAGGCATATGGCGTGATCGCGACGATGGCCGATGTCGATGACGTGCGCGCCACCATTGCGCACTCCCAGTGGGTGTCGTCTCCGCTGGGGCTGGTCGTCCGCAGATACGCCAACGCCGACAGATTGAACCAGGGATTAGCAAGCGTGGAGTAGGTGCGCGTCGTCCCCGAGTCTGTCAGCGTAAACGCAGACGAAGCATGGGCGATGTCCAAATACTCCAAACCGGAATCGAATACGCGAGCGCCGGCGGCATCGAACACCTGCAGGCCATAGGCCGCCCCGCTACCAGCCACGGATGCCGCAGTGATTCGCCAGTCAACAGTTCGCGATGGACCGGCGCCGAAGGCGTTGTCGCTGCCGATCCAGAACCCCGTCAGTTCGGATGACCCATTGACCTCAAGCCCCACAAGGCCCATGTAGGCATTGTCTGTTCCGATGCGTCCCCAGATCATCGGGCTGCGAGACAGGGCAATCGGCGAGCCGAGGGTGGCCTTGAATACCTTGGAATCCAGCACGAACCCGCCGAGGGACGCAGTGGTGCCCGAACCACTGGCAATCACAGCATGATTCCGGAACTGGCCATCGATCACGATGTTCCCCGACGCGTTCTGCACTTCGATTCCGAAGCTCATTGGTACGCGAACACCAGCAGATCGGAGTCCGCACGAAAGCTCGCGCTGCCCGGAGTCCAGGAGACGGTCGTCCCGGATATGGTGATGTTGTGTCCAACGCGACTACTTGATGCCGTGAGTGACGGAAGCCGAGGCACCACCATTGCCACGCACGTGGCGGCGTCAAAGCCGGACACGCTTGCGGACGACGTTTCAGCCGCCGGCAGGAACCGCGTGTAGATCAACCGAGTGAGCCGCGCCGTTACCGACAGCGTCCGCACGCCCGATGCGTTGAAGATTTCAAGCCCGTACGCCATCAGCTGAGATCTCCGATCTTCACCCGCAGCACGCCGCTGGCGTCGTATACCCGGATGACATTGTTGGTCACCTCGAGACGCTGGCCGGTCGTGCCGCTGCGGATTGTCGCGTTGCCCGACGAGTCCACCGAAAACTTGCCCCCGCCGATGTCGATCGAGCCCGCCGTAACGCTGCCCAAGTTGGCGCTAATTGCCGCCAGATTGGCCACGGCGATTTTGTCCGCCGCAACGCTGCCCGCAACCAGGTCGCCGCCGTCGGCCGCTTTAGAGTAGGCGCCGCTGGCCGGCAACCAGCGGTAGATCTTGTCGTCATGCTCGGAGTACACCGCCCAGTAGTCGTCACCGCCAGGCGGATTGCTCCCAGGCGCTGCGGTGATAGTGGTGGCGTTGGCGACCGTACGCACACCGCCACCGCCGAGCGCCAGGGTGACGGCAGTGACACCCGCGGTCGCGCTGGCCGGGAAGTACGTCGACTCGTTGCCGGTGCGATCGTTGTGCCGTACCCAGTACCACCGCGACACGCTCCCCGACAGCCCCGTCCGGGAGAACCGGGTGCCCCCGACGGTGACCAGCTCCACCGCCGCCGCTCGATTGTTCGACGTGGCCTCCAGCACAGTCGAGTCGCGATAGTCCGCGTCCGGACTGGCGGACCACACCAGATCGTAGCCACCGGGCGCGGCCGTGACGGACAGACTGGTCGGAGCCGTCACGCCGCCGGTCTTGGGCGATACGGTATGCGTGCCAGTCAGCCACTCCGACCGCTGGCCGTTGCTGCGAACCGTTCGCACGCGCACGTTGTAGGCCGTTGCATCGCGCACAGGGCCGACATACGCCTGGGTGATGTTGGACGGGACGGTCATGGCCTCTGAGTAGCCAGCTGCCGCCACCGTCTTCCACTGCAGCTCGTACCCGGAGGGGTTTGGGTCTGCGGCAGATGACCAAGACACATTGATCCGCGGAATCCTGGTTCCATCCGTGTTGCTGACCGCATCAGCGTCCGACGAAGACAGCGATAGCCCGGTGGGCGGAGAGACCGTCAGCGGGTCCACGCGGGTCACGGTCGACCATTGCAGCGGCGGTATACCCTCGGTCGCGCTCCAGTCATAGATGTTGGCCGAGTCCTCTTCAGCCACGATGTCGACGCCGATCGCGCCGTCCTCGCCGTTCAGCTTCCAGCCGATGATCCGGTGAGCCCTCGCCGAGTAGCCCACCTGGGGCAGCGTGACGTTCACGGCCTCAGCCGTTGCCGCCTGGAACGCCGTCAGCTTGCACGGCATCACGATCTGCGCCGCCCTTGAGCGCCGCAAGAAGATCTTGGCGAGTCGCTGCGCATTGAACGGATTGGTCACCCAGGCCAGATCGACCGACCTGGTGCTGACATCGCCGCCGTCCTGGGAGACGTAGGTGGCGTCGCGGACCGGGGAAAAGTCTGTGGATATCCACCCCTTGCTCGGGTCGGTGTAGGTGCCGCGGATCTCGTTGATCAAATCCTTCCGCGCCTTTCTCGGCTCGACAACGTACGGGCCGCGCAGGTCGTCGGCCGTGAGCGTGATCGCCGGCGCCGTGTAGACACCCGCGTACATGCGCCACTTGCCCTCCGAATAGACCGCCGAGCCCGCCATGGCGGCCTGCAGTCCGTCGTCGATCTCGGCCGGGGTCTGGTCCAGAGTGAACGTGCCGTGCGCGGCGTAGCGACGCTGAGAGAAGGTATTCAGCGTCACGCCCGTGCCGTTGGAACTGAACGCGACGTGCACCCCCTCGAGGGCGTTCACGTAGGACGAGGCCAGGCGCAGAGTCGTGGCGTCGAGGCGGATCACGTAGTACGTCCCTCCAGGCAACCCCGTCGGCGCCAGGGAGGCGTTCAGCGTGCATCGGTCGCCAGTCGAGATCCGCGACTCATTGGTCGACGTGGTCAGGATGTCTTTCGTGTGGTCACAGGTGACAGACACCGACACAGACGAGTCGAGGGCGACCCACTCGTCGCACCAGTTCGCCGCCGTCGATATCGTGGTGTCGTCGACCTCGGTCGAGTCACACCCGAGGCCGTAGCTGGCCAGGTAGTAGTGCCGACGCAGCAGCGCCGGATTCGCCGTGACGCGAGAACCGGAGTCCCGCGGATCAAACACCCGCGGACCGCGCACCATGATTCGCGCGTTCGGGATGCCGTTGGCGAAAACGTTCTGATCCCACTTGAGCCGCAGGTAGAAGTACGCAATCCCGAGCAGGCGATGGTTCGTTGTCCACTTGCCGCCGGACTCGGACACCAGATCGGCGTCGGCGGTCTGCGTGGCCGTGCCGACGTATTTCTTGATGCGCACGAGGTTGGCGTACGGGCCGGTGGAGATATGCCCCGTGCCGTCCGGATCGTCCAGCCGCTGGTCGTTGAGCCACAGCTCGCCCAGCGAATGCACCTCCCCCTCTGCCACCGCAACGACCAGGTGCAGATACTCCTTCTCGGAGCCGGTGACCTGGGCATAGACCAGCGAGCCCGACGTCAAGACGTTGCCATACACGACCCGTCGAGGCGCAACAGCCGAGCGCACCATGTCTCGGCGATCGATCACTTCCTGGTTCCACGACTTGGCCGCCATCCTCGCGGATACCTGCCCAAGCGTGTAGGACGTGGCGAAGGTGATGAAAAAGGCGGCAGCAGCCGGTTGGCCGGTGAAGAACGCCACCGCGGCGGCAGTGGCCGCAACAAGGGCCGAGCCCTTTAGCATTTGCCGCTGGGTGCCTTGCTGAGATGCCTGTGCCATCAGAAGAGCCTGCGCAACGTCTTGGAGACAAAGTTCACAACGGGCAGATACGGGTTCACAGCGTACTGCTTGACCCAACCAGGGATCTGCAGCTTAGGTGCCGGCGGCCCCTTGAACGTGCCCCAGTTGATCTCGACGGACTCCATCTGCTCCACGAACTCCAGCCCCTTGTCCGTGGGATAGACGTCGGTCTGATCGGCGTGGTTGTACCGCCGGATGCGCGGCCGATCCCAGTCGGCCCAGCGGTTCTCAAGCCCGAGGGTGATGGTGGCCGTCTCGCCCATCTCGATCGACGGTTTGTCACATCGCCCGCTGAACACCAAGATCGGATCGGCAATGACCTGGTGCGCTGCATCCAGAGTCGCTAGCCAGACGGACGCCGGCCGCCCCTGGTAGTGCTCCTGCATGATGTCTTGCACGTAGTCGACGTCGATGCCGGACAGGCGCACCGCGACGCCTGCAGCCGACGGCGTAGACCGTTCCTCGATCGGGTTCAGCCCCGTGAAGGCAGCGCCACCGATCCACGTGTGCCCGTCCCACTGCACTGATGTGGCCGCGCTGCACAGGCGCAGCACGCCCGTCGGCAGGTCGATGAGGAGCAGCACGGCATAAACCACATGCTCCTGTGCAAGGGCTGTCGCCGCAGCCGTCGTGATATCGCGCGGCATCAGATGACCTCGATCAAGTCGAAGACGAACGACAACACGGCGCCGGCCTGGTACGTCCAGCCGAAGTCGTCGGCAACCGCCATCATTTCGACGGTCAGTCCGGTGAACGTGAGGGCCGCGTTGTCCGCCGGCGAGGCGCGCAAGACCGGCTCGAACGTGACGCTCATGACGCCGGAACCGTTGGCCGTGCCGTTCGTGGTGACCATCTTCAGCTCGCCGCCGACCTTGAAGAAATCACCGGCCAGCAGCGTGGCGCCGACGCTCCAGCCGTCCGTGCTCAAGGTGGCGCCGGTCTGCGATGCCCCGACGACCAGCGGCGTACCGCCCAGGGTTCCGCGCGGCGTGATCTGCTGGAACACCGGCACATTGACGCGCCCGGCTCGCCCGCGCATCTGCAGGGCGAACGCTCGCAGCGCCGCCTTGTCGCTCTCGTCGCGCACGTTCTCGTACACGATTGAAGCCATCCAGCGGGCGCCGGGCAGCTCGAGGGACTGGACCGAGCCGTTGAGCGGCGACTCGTGCACCTGAGTAAGCGAGCGCAAGGCCCAGTCGATCCGCGTCGGGTAGCGGGTGAGGGTCGGCCAGGTGAGCGCCATCACACCCCCATGCTGGAGCGGCGAGCTTGTTCAGACTGCGCCAGCGCTACGGCCTGCATCACGTATTGCCGGACGAGGGAGGAGTCGGTGCGCGCATCCAGGTAGACGTTCACCGGAGCCGAGCCGCCACCCGCCGGCACCACGGTGCCCGACTGCCCCGGATTTACAAATAGCGTTTCCGGCCCCCGCTCGCCGACGGTGTAATAGCGCCCACCGGTGACGCTGCCGCCGGTGGCACGGCCGCCGCCAAACGAAAAGCCGAACGGCGTGCCAGCCGCCGACGGCGCCCCGGTACCAGGCCCGCCCGGCAAGGACGCCGCCAACGCCGTGAACAGCGGCCGCGTGATTGACTGCTGAATGCTGAGGCGCAACAGATCCGACGCGATCGTCTTAATCAACGAAGAAAAGTTGAGCTTGCCGGTCTCGACCACCTTCACGATCTCATCCGCCGTCGCGTCTCCCCATCGCTCGACCGCTGCCTGCAATCGCAAGAACCCATCCTTGGCCAGGTCTGTCCCTTCGACGATGTTGTCGAACTGGCCGTCGAGCTTGCCATTGGCTTCCTGGATCTGCTGATTGATGATCTCGAATGCCTGCTCGTACTGCTGCTGCATCTCGAGGGGCGCCTCAGCACCGGCGCGCGCCAGATCCTCCAGCAGCCTCTGCAGCTCGCGCACCCGGCCGACCTGTGTCTGCCCGAGAATGCCGTCAACCGCCGACTGCCGCGCCGAGGCCTGCCGCTGAGCCTCAGCCGGTCCCTCCTGAAGAATGGACACCAGCTCGGACTGCAGCTGCACGGCCTCGCGCCGAATCTCTGCGAACTGGTCGGTGTAGATCTTGACCAGGAACTCGGCGCCCTTGCGCGATCCCTTTTCGATCTGGTCCCGCAGATCGCTCGTATCTTCCGGCGTCGCGGCAAAGGCCGGCTTGTCTGCCTGCGCCTGCAGCCGACGATCACGGGAGTCGAACGTGCTGGGGTCCCCGGTCGAGATTCTTTGGCGTTGCTGGAACTTCAGGAACTCCAGCCGCTTGCGCGCCCGCTCGATGGCCGCATCGAATCCACCCAGGTTCGTGTTCCCCTCGCTCGCCGAGTTGTTGCGCTGCCGCTCCAGCAGCTCGATCTCCTTGCGCACCGCGGCGATGTTGCCCGCCAGATCCTTGAACGGGTTGATGTTGAACGGGTTGCCCAGGTTGGCCAGGGCCGATGCGAAACTGCCGAAGATCCGCTGCCCCTCGAGCAGCTCGGCGACGAACTGCGACAGGGACGGAAGCACCTGATTGCCGATCGCAAAGCCGAACCCTTGCGCCGAGGCCTGCAGCCTGGTGAGGTTGTCGTTGAACTCCGCCGCCGCTTTGGCCGTGTCGGCGCCGATCACCAGTCCGAAGCGACGCGCCTCATCGCCGGAGCGCTTCAGCCCGTCGGCGCCGTAGTTCAGCAGCGGGATCAGATCGGCGCCGGCGCGTCCGAACAGCTTGACCGCCAGGGCCGCTTTCTCCGGGCCGTCCGATGCGCCCTCGAACGCCGCCGCGATTCGCCGAAACGCCTGATCGGCGCCGATCGTGCCCAGGTCCTTCGCAGCAATGCCCACCTGCGCGAAAGCTTGCTGCAGCTCCTTCGACCCGCGGGCGCCGGCCTGCAGGTTGACCGAAAGCTTCGTGAACGCATCGCCCAGCGACTGGACGTTCACGCCCTCGATGTTGGCCGTGTACTGAAGCTCGGACAGCGACTCAACCGCTACGCCCGTTTTCTGCGACAGGTCGTCCAGGGCATCGGCAGCATCGACGAACGAGCGCACCATGTTCGTGATCTGCCCGACCGCCACCACGCCACCGATCGCGGCAAGGGCAGACCGAAGACCACCGAACGCCGACTCCAGCCGACCGGCGACGCCGGCTGTCGACTGCTCGATGCGCTTGAGGCCTTGCTCGAATGACGCGAGACGCGCCTCGACATCAATTGAGAAGCGCGGCACGTTCCTTGTCCTCGAAGTGTTTGCGTATCTGGATCAGTCCGCGGATCACGTGCTCGGGCTGGACGACACCTAGCATCTCGCACAGCACCTCGACACCGAACCAGTCGATCTTCCCGCCGAGCATGTTCCAGATCTCCCGGACTTGATCTGACAGCAGATCGGGCTCGACCTCTGGAGCCCTACCGAACGCCGCGCTGAGTTCCGCCCTATCCAGCGCGGCCGTTATTTTTTTTCCGCCGACTCCAGAGAGGCGAAGTAGGCGCGGATGATCGTGCTGATCGCCTCGCCCAACTTTCCCCAGCGGCCCGGCACATCCTTGAACCACTCGACACAGACATCAATGTCGAAGTCGACGAAATGCGCCGCGCCACCCGGCACCACATCCACTTCACGCACGCCCACCCACCCGACCACGCACCGACGCACGAACTGCTCGTCGGTGTCGGATCGCAGGTACACCAGGTCGGTATGCGTCGGCCGGCGCACCTTCAGCTTGATGCCGTCGATCTCGACCGTGGATTCCCGCGCGGCCCGCAGCCGCTCGATCAGCGTACTCATCAGCTGGCGTAAGCCGTGCCGGTGCCGCGGACCGTCATCGACACCGGCGTCTCGACGATCTGCTGCGCCGCTCCGGTCGGGGCGCCGCTCGCGAACACCCGACCGTAGAACGCATACTTAAAGCCGGTTTCGAAGGTGAACAGGAACGCGCGAGACGCACCGGTGTCGGATGCCGCCTTGAGCGCCACATAGCCGGCGTCCTGCGGGTCCCACAGGGCCGTACCCGAAAACCGCTGGGACGTGGCTGCGCCGTACTCGATCTGCCGAATCGAGTCGTGAATCGTGGTGGCGTCCAGTTCCTCGGGCTCACCACCGCTGCCGGAGACGTCCCGCAGGATCCCGATCGAGGTGCCGAAGGTGATCACTTGAAAAGTTCCGGACGCGAAGGCTCCGAACGTCGTGGTGTCGACGCCCTCAAGCTCGAAGGTGTTGCCGGCGCCGTTGACGTTGGCCACCCGCACGACCTTGTTCGCGAGCTTGTTGTTCATCCCCACGACTTGCATGATCACGAACTGTCCGTTCGACGGATCGGTCCCGGTGCTCCATGACACCACGCCCGGGTTCGCGTTCGTGATACCGGTGATGGTGACGGCCGTTGCCAGCGAACTCTGCATGCTGACCGCCACGTTCGACCACTTCTGCACATTGGCCATTGTCTGCTCCTATAGGTTGGAAAACTTCTCGACGGTCAGCACCGCCGCACACATGTCTGAATCGAAGTCGAACTCGGCCCGCCGCCCGACCGGCGTGAAGCCCGCCGCGAACAGCGCGGCCTGTACCGCACTGCACAGCGTCTCGGCGCCATCGCGCGACGTCGCCATGCACATCACCTCGAGCACCGCTGTCTCGGCCACCGGAGCAGCAGAGTGAATGGTCTGAACGTAGGAAGTTTCGAGACGGGCATAGGCCACGCAAGGCAGCGTCGCCTCCGCCGGCGTGACGTCCGGATAGATGCGCTGCGAGACGAGCGCCGTCACCGCCGACGCCGCTGACAGCGTGGCGAAGAGTTGTGTTTCTGCGCTCATTTCACCGACTGGATCAGCGCCAGGCGCCGTTCGAATCCCGAGTTGTAGGCCGCCAGCGCCGCGCCTTGCGCCGACTGGAAGGCCGGGGCGAGGAACGGATACCGATACGTGCGGCCCGACGAGGCGCGGATCTCGCGCTTGCGGGCGACGCTGCCGCGCACTCGTCGGCCGGGCCCCCGGGGAATCCACCCGCCCTCCAACCACACCCAGTAGAACGGCAGATCCGCCTTGCCACGCCTGCGGGTAGCCTTTCGAGCCCGAGGAACGACGCGAAACCGGATGAGGCCACGCGGGGCGCGCACGGACGCCACGACGATCGCCTCACGCAGACGGCCGGGAATTCGGCGTGGATCTGGCTTTCGGAGCACTGGCGCCTTCTGCTTCGCCGCCCGTTGGAACACCCGCGACGCATCCCTCAGCGCACCTCGTACAACGCGCTTCTCCATGCGATCGCCAATTTCCTGCAGCTGCCGCCGGAAGTCTGGCAAGTTGATCCGCACCGAGATCTCGTCACGCATTGCCGGCATCCCCCGCGCAGAGCAGCTCGAGCTCCGTATCCCGCGCCCGCACGTTGATCGCCTCGAGAACGTTGTACGCCGTGCCCCGCCACACGACCCGCATGCCGGTGTTAATGCCGGGCAGGTAGCGCAGGCGGAACCGGATGCTGATGTCGCTCTGCGCCTGTCGCATGGCCACGAACTCCCGGCCGGACAGCGGCTGCGCTTCGGCCGGAACCGTGTGCACCGTCGCCCACGAGATGACTTCGGCGCCCAGGGCATCGCGCGTGACGACCTTGGCCTGGAGATCGACCCGCTCAGACAGACGACCGGCACGCATCAGAACCAGTGGACCTTGTGCGGAGCGAGCAGCCAGTCGGCCGCCTTGGGCACGTGGTAGACCTGAAAGTCGGCAACGTCCTCCCGGTGCTCGTACAGGTGACCGATCATCATCAACATCGCCGCCTTGATGTCGGCCGGCACCGCCGCCCGGTCGCCGTAGCCCGCCACGAAGCGCACCACCACAGCGCCGAGGGTCGGCAGGATCGTCGGCCACGTGTACCCGTAGGCCGGCCGGATGCGCGCCGGAGCCCCCGTGAGATCGGTTTCGTACTGCGCGCCGGGCAGCGTCGAGAGCACGCCCACCGCGGAGACGTACTTGACCGAGGTGACCGACGCCACCGGGCCTCGAGGCAGACGGATCGTCCCGTCGCACGGCCAGCGGTCATAGGTGGCATCCAGCGTCTGCGTCACCAGCGCCAGGCCGCAGTCGGCCTCGACCTTGCGACGCACGGCGACGATGAGCCGCTGAATGAGCGCGTCCTCGTCCGCGACCGAGACGCGCAGATGCGCCTTGACCTCGGCCAGCTGCAGCGGCTCCTCGGCCGGAGCGGTGACGATCGTGGGGTTCATCGGGAGACGCGCGGCACCAGGGCACGGAATGCACCGACGGGCGTCATACCCGGCCGCGCCCGCCCGTTCATCAGCGCAACCCCCTCCACATACACACCCGCCTGCGCCAGGGGATTCGCCACCGACAGCGTTTCGATTCGCGTCGGCGATGCCATACGGAGCGAATAGTCCGGATTCAAGAACGCCGTCGGATCGACGTTGATCTGGTTCACCGGCGACAGCGAGCCCGTACCGGCGGAGTCCGCCACCGGCGTGGTCACGTTATAGAAGCAGTTGTTCGCCTCCAAACTGCTCGCGCCGCGCCGGATGCCCCGGGTGAAGTTCCCGATGATGTTGTTGTAGGTCATGATCCCGGCGTTCGACGTCGTCGAGCGAATCGCCGCCTCCCCAGAGTCGGCGCCGGGCAGCACGCGGAAAATCGTGTTGTTGTGCACCCGGAGATCCGTGATTGTCGCACCCCAAATGGCGCCGACGTTTGTCCGGCCGCCGCCGTACTCAATGACGTTTCCGTATATGCGCGACCCATTGGCCCCATAGTAAATTCCAGAGGCTCCGACGCGAATGCGGTTACGTCGACACAGTAAAGTCTGATCGCTGTAAACCGCGGTATGCCCTTGCGAACTCGCGCTTTCATACCCCAACACTTCATTGTCTTCGAATCGAGTGACACCACCCGTGCCGCCAGACTGAATGAAGCATTGCTTCGAGTCGACCGCACGATGATCGAAATAGTTGTGATGTACCCACAGATCCGTGCACGCCTCAAAGATTTGAAGACAATCACCCAACGAATCCAGCATGGATGGATTTGTCAGCCGGTTGTAAGCAAATTCCGCCTTGGTCGTAGCGCGGAACCACATGATGTCGGACCCCACGTCGTCCACGATGTTGTTGTACGCGTAGACCTCTGCCAGCGGACTTGTCCCACCGGCGCCAAACGCCGTGAGATAGCCAGATGCCGACGCATAGAATGTCTTCCCGACGTCATAGGCTTCATTGCCTTCAATGGTGAGTATGCCGGTGCCCGCTCCTGTGTTCATGTTGGCACACGCACCCGCGCAGTTCCGGAAGATGAGGCCCCGCACCGTCCAGTTGCCACCAGATCCCAGCGCGAACACCCGCGCTTGCGTGCCAAGGTTGCCCGGGTCCGTGTGCCGGATGACGGGCTTTGGCGTGCCGGGCCAGCGCTGCACGACGCCGTTAAGCACGGACGACCACTGGCACGGGATAGGCGTTGCCGGCATCAGGTAGTCGGGACCGCCGCCTTTGATCCACACCTCGTCACCTGACGAGATAGTGTGATCCGACGGCAAGCGCTTGGGCGTCAGCGGCGTGAGGCCGTCATTTGCTGCCGACGCCGCGCTGGAAATCGAGGAGTCCGTGTATCGAATGGCCATGGGTTACTCCGCGATGACCGCGCCGTACTTGATGTTCGCCATCGTGCCGGCACACGTGATCCGCAGCTTCCAGCCGCCGTTCTTGGATTCAAGCACCCCGCCCGGTGGCGTCCACGTGGCATAGCTGCCACTGGCCAAAGTCGTCATGCCCAGCGTCAGCCAGTCGACCAACGTCGCGCCGTCGTACAGAACACAGCCCGTGAAGGCCGATCCCGAGTTGTTGTACACGCCGATGCCGAACAGCTTGTTCCCAGCCGCGCCAGGCGTGCCAAGATTGATGTCGACGCCCGTCGTGACAGCCGAGCCGGAAACGTAGGACCCGGGCGCACTCGTCTCCAGCAGGTCCAGCGCCTGGTTCTCGCCCGCCAGCAGCGCCTCGAGTCGATCCACCACCATCACCAGCCGACCGAGCGGATCGACCGCCGCCTGATCCGCTCCGCGCCCTGCTACCGTTGCACCCATGTTGTCACCCTCCGATGCCCTGAAAATGCGGCCCGCGTGAGCAGGCCGCAGGCTTCAATGCACCACGATCAGAAAACGATTTGCTTCACCGTGGCCAGGTCGTTCGACGCGGCGATCCCGTAGACCGGGAGGCCGAGAGCCACGATCGACGCCACACCGCCGGTTGCGCCGCCGGTCACCAGACCGAACGTGATGTAGCGCGCGGCCTCGCTGTTGGCGTTCAGATCTGACGCACGCACCGCAATGACGATCTGCGAGTTGTCGTTGGCCGATGCATTCGCCGCCAGCTGCGTGGCCGACTTGAGCGCCGTACGGTTCGATCCGTCCGAGTCGCACTTGTAGACCTTGAAGTCGATGGTTTCCGAGGCCATGTCGCCGGTCAGCGCGATGCCGATGACCTGGTCGAACTTGGACATATCGATGGCATCGGAAAACTTCTCGGTGTTGGCATGTGTTGACGGGTCGCTCGTCGCGACGACGGCGAGGATCTCGCCCAGGTGTCCTGCAATCATTTGTCTTGCTCCTGTTCAGGCGGAGAGAGGCCTGCCGGCCCCTCTCACGAAGGAAATCAGCGGGCCTCGAGGACCACCACGGTCGACAGGGTGTTCGATCCGCTCTTGCGTGCGATCGGCGCGGACAGCCAGGGCCGGCCGGCGAGACGCATCGTGAATCGGAACGCCGTCGCACCTTGGTCGAACCAGAGGTGCATCGAGACATCCGAGCGAATTCCAGATCCACCGCCCTTGACTGCGGTCAGGTACGCGCCCAGGTCCGTGAAGATGATGTCGCCCTTGTCGCCCAACGTCGGGCAGGCTTCGGTCGGCAGGATCGGACGGCCCATGAGGGTGGCGTAGGGCGAGCCCGACAGACCACGAGGCGGCAGGTACGCCGCAGCACCCGCGGCAATGCCAGCCGACCCCACCAGGTCGCGGAACGTGATGTTCAGGTTGAGCAGCTGCGGCTCGATGTCCTGATTGATCAGCCACACGGCGCGGTTTCGGTTGGCCGCCGGCATGCGCGAGTACATCTTCAGGATGTTCTGCGCGACGATCGTGTCGGCCGCCTGAGAGGATTCCTTGCTTACCGTCACGGTGCACGGCGCGTTCACCAGACCCAGCGGCATGCCAGCGCCGTCGCCGTTGACGATCGCGTCGTTCACCTTGAAGGCGAGCTTTTGCCCGGCCTTGTTGGGGACGTAGTTGCTCATGGCCGGCGCGTCTTCCAGCAGCTCGTCGGTGACCGGGATCAGCGCCGTGAGCTTGTCCAGCCGCAGCGTAATCGGCTGCAGGGCCGTCTTGCTCTGCGACTGCGCGGCGGCCTCCTTGGACCAGAACGCCTGCATGCCGCCGGTCGTCTGCCAAGGCGTGGTTTCGTCCACCGGGAAGGTGATCGACGACCCGGACACCGGCTGGCTGTCCGTGCGGCCCAGCAACGCGTCCTCACCGTTGACCAGGGTCATGATCTGACCGCGCCACTCGGGAGGCACAGCGAACCCACCATCCGCGCCAGAGTCTTCGCCGGAGTAGGTGCCCAGCGCGGCGTTGTTCAGGCGGCCGTCCACGTAGCGACCGACGGAGGCCGCTTGCACGCCCCGCGCGTAGTCGCCGAACGTCTGCCAGCCCCAGCGGGCCTTTTCGCCACCGGAGCGCAGCGTGGTGTGCTGCAGACCATCGCTGCCCCGGGCGCGCTGCGCCTGGGCGACCGGCTGCGGATCCTCATCCGGGCCGCTGCGCGGCTGGTGCGGCTCGGTCGGCCGGGGACGCGGTGCGCTCAGCTTGGCGTCCTGGTCGGCCAGCCGCTTCAGGTTCTCGATCGCACGTTCGGTGCGCTCGAACTCCGCGAAGATGTCGTCGAGCTGGCCTTGCTCGTCGTCGGACAGATCGCGCTTTTCCATATCGGCCTTCGCCTGCACGGCCTTCGCGGTTTCGTGCAGATCCGCGAGCCGGGCCTTCAGTTCTTCGATACCCATTTGTGACTCCTATAGTCGAAAAAAAACCGGCTCGCGGCCGGTCCCGTGGAACACCTGCGAAAATTCCTTACAGCCGCTGGAGACGCTGCCCCAGCTCGTGAATCTTTGCGCCCGCCATCGCCGCTCGAGCGCTGGCCTGCTCGGACCGCCGCCGCGCTTGCGGCACGTGACGGAACCACTGCACCTGGTCGCGCACCACCGCCGCAGCCCTCAGCGGCTCGGTGATCACATCCGCGAAACCGCGCTCCTTGGCCGTCGCCGCGTCCATCCATGTCTCGAGCGACATCCACTCGCTCACCACGTCCTCGGCCTGCCCCGTGCGCGCGGCGTACGTGCGCACCAGGTTCGTCTTCACGGAGTCGAGCAGCGCCGCCTTCTCCCGCATGTCGTCCGCGCTACCGACAGCGAACGACCACGGGTCGTGGATCATCACCATGGCGTTGTCGGCGATGCGGATCTTGTTGGCCGCCATCAGGATGATCGAGGCGATGCTGGCCGCCTCCCCATCTACGTCGGCCTCGACCTTGGCGGGATGGCGCACGAGCTGGTTATAGATCGCCAGCCCGTCGAACACATCGCCCCCGGGCGAGTTGATGCGCAGCTTGATCGTGCTGATGTCGCCGGCGGCCTTCAGCTCTTCGGAAAACTGCTTCGCCGTGATGCCGCCGAACCAGTCCTGCCCGATCACGTCGTATAGAAAAATCTCGGCCGTCTTCTTGGCCGCCAGGCGAATCCGGAAGTTAGGCATCGGCCCCTCCGTTGATGAGTTTCAGTCGCGACGCCATGGTCGCAACCACGTCCGGCGAGTCGTCGTCTTCCGGGTTGGCCGGGTCCGGCTCGACGGGTTCCGGCGACGGCGCGTCGGCTCGCTCGATCTCCCGCTCCACCTTCCGGCGCAGCGTGTCGAGCGGCGTCAGGTTGACTTGTACGTGGTAGTCGTCACCGCCGGCGATCGGGTTCAGGTCCTCGAGGCGCCGCACATCGTTGGGCGACAGCCAGCCGTTCTGCCGGCCGATCGCGTAGGCCTCGTATCGTGTCTTCAGGTCTCCACGCAGCAGCCCGGCCAGGTTGAACCGGATCTGCATGCGCCCCCGCTGATTCCTGCCCAGCAGCTTGAGCGCGGCCTCAGTCTCGAACCGCCGCACCCACGGCAGCAGCGCGTACTGGACGAACTCGATGCTCATCTGTTCGACGTTGCTGTGCGTCGCCCGCTCCAGCTCGGCCACCATGTGCGGCGGCACGCGGAACCAGCGGCAGATCTCCAGGACTTGAAAGCGCCGCGACTCCAGGAATTGCGCCTCCTCCGGCGGAACGTCGACCGCCATCCACTTGAGGCCGCCGCCCAGCACGGCCGTCCGTTGCGCGTTGCGCGGCCCGCCCTGGGCCTTCTCCCACTGATCTCGCAGCTGCTCGACCTGCTCGGGCTTGAGCGCCTGGTCGGTCGCCAGCACGCCAGCCGGACGCGCACCCTTGCCGAAGAACGACGCGCCGAACGTCTCCAACGCCGAGGACATGCCCATGCTCTGCCGCGCGAACTCGACAACCGAGTAGCCCTGCAGCCCGTCGTACCCCAGCCCGCGAAAGTGGAACATGTCGCCACCGCGCACCAGCTGCGTCTCGCCGCCATCGGTCTGGACTTCATACACGACTTCGCCCGCCCGCAGCACGATGCCGCCAATCGTCTCCCCCGGCTCGGCCAGGCGGACGCGCACACGGTCGGGCAGCTCGAGATGCAGACTGACGGGCTCGCCGTTCTCCCGCCGCCGGATCGACGCATACCCGTTGCCGCGCATCAGGGCGTGCGCCGTGATCGCCTCGATCCACGCCGTGGCCGGCATCACCTCGTCGGGCGACACGCTGAGCAGCCATCCGGCCGGATGCGTCTCGACCACGTCGCGACGATCGCCGCGCCGCTCGACGACGTGTACCGGCAGCGCCGCCATCGCTTCCGAGATCACCCGGACGCACGCCCACACTGCCGCGATACTCAGCGCCGCATTGCCCTCCAGACGCACACCGCTCGCGTTGCGTCGCCCCGGAAACACCCATTCGGCATTCGGGTCCATGAACGGCGACGGCTCGCCGGCAATCAACCGGCCGAGACGCTGCCGCACCGCCTGCATGACGTTCATCGTGCCGCCACCCTCACCTGGAACGACCGGTCCTCGGTCCGGCCCGCCGCCGTCACGATGCGGCAGGTGACCGTGTAGTTCGTGCCCGCCGTACCGCTGGACAGCCACACCGTCGTCACGCTTGATGCGGGCCGCGGCACGCCGTTCAACGTGACCGCCCCGGAGTTGATGGACTCAGCGCCTTTCGTGAGGCCGGAAGCCACCGTCCACGAGGCCGACGAGATCGTGTCCCCGTCCAGCCATTCGTCCCAGGCGAGCGAGTAGTCGAGCACGGCATCCGGGTCCTTGACGATGTAGTCCCCGGCGGCATCCCGCAGAAAAGCCGTCATCAGCTCGGGTCCGCGATCTCGATGTCCCAGGCCGGGAAGTTCACCGTATTGCCAGACGTCAGCGCCTGCGACGTGCACGTCGTGACGTACAGGAGCCGGCTGCCGTCCACAAGCGCCACGTGGTTGGCCGTGCCGGAGGTGTCGACCGTCACTGTCGACTTTGCCGCGACTGTCGCTTTGCGACCGCTCGTGTCACCGTTGGCCAGTGTGAAGTCGGTGCCTGACATGGCCACGTCGGCCAGCGCGTAGGTCGTCACCGCTTCCGCGCGGGTCGTCGGCTGCGCGCTGCAGGCGATCATCAGGTTCGCGTTGTTCTTGACCTCGTTCAACGCGGCGTCCATCACGGCATCGTTCGCGAATTTCGCCATCGATCAGATCTCCGTCGTCTTCTGGCCAGCTGCGGCCGAGTGAATGTCCAGCGTCACCTGGGCGGCCGGCGCCGGGTCGGTCGCCACAGCGCCCTCGAGGTGCGCCCAGCCGTTGGCGAGCAACACGGCTGCGTCGGCTTGCGCCTGGTCGGACTGCATGATGCGCAACTCGCCGGCGACGTACTCGTTTCGGCCGATCCGCGCCGTTGAATCGATGATGATCCGCATATCAGTGCACCGAGAGAGAACGACCCGCGGGAGCCACAGACAGCACCCGCGACGCACGCAGCACCACCAAGGTCCGACCCGCGGCCCGAACGACCAGGACACGATCCGAACTCACGGCGCCTGCGCCAGGGATTCCCAACGACAATGCATCGGCCAGATGCTGATGCACTGCGTCCGACACGACCAGGTAGTGCGCCTGCGACAGCGACAGCGCATCGGCAAGATGCGCATGGACTGCGTCGGACAGCTGCAGATCACCCAGCCCGGTCAACGCAATACCGTCCGCGGCGTGACCGTGCAGGGCATCGGACACGGCCAGCGCATGCACCTGGGACAACGTCACGCCGTCCGCCGCGTGCGCGTGGAGCGCGTCCGCGAGGACCAGGTCGCCGGCCGTGGACAGCGTCGGCTGTTCGGCGGCGTGCGCGTGCACGGCATCGGCGACGGCCAGGGCGTGCGCCTGGGTCAGCGTCACCCCGTCGGCCAGGTGCGCGTGCACGGCCTCCGACACGGCCAGGGCATGCGCCTGGGTTAACGTCACGGCATCTGCGACGTGCGCCTGGGTAGCATCAGCGAGCGCAAGGACGTGCGCTTGCGTCAAAGTCATGCTATCGGCGAGATGCCCCTGCAGCGCATCCGCGACCACCAGCGTCGCCGCTCCGCCGCCAACATCGACGAACAACGGATCGTCGGCCGCATCGAACGCGAGCCACGGATTGCTCAGCAGCCGTTGCCGCAGGCCTCGCGGCATTGGCCGGCAGGCGTAACCCACGACGTACGCACCGAACGATCCGGACGACGTCGACAGATCAATCGTGCCCGTGCCGGAACTCATGCTGGCCGTCGTCGTCGCGACGCCGTATTCGCCATTTGGCGTTCGCACTTCCACCGTTGCCGTCGTGCCGTCATAGGAAACCAGCACAACCCACGGCCGCGCATCGAATCCCCATGACCAAGGGCCCGGCACATTGAGCGACGCGACTCCCGTGTGCGTTGCGGTCACGTATGCACCGCCAGGCGTGGTGTAGGGCTCGAATCGCACACCGCCACCTGTCGTTCGAATCACCGAGACCGGCGTCCCGGTGTTGGATACGTTCATCGGCCCCACCCACAGCAACGAATACCCGGTCGCCGTGGTCGGCAAGGGCGCGGCAATCTGTTCTAGCGCGTTCACGCCGTACCAGTTTCGGCCGACAAACCCATTGCTCGACAGCGCCGCGCCTCTTGGCGTCACGCGCTGTCTGGTAGCCGCGTTGACCATCGGCGCGGCTTGATTGACCAGCACATCCCATCGGAAACCGCTTTGCGCCCTCGCGTATGCCAGCGGCTGCCGCGACCACGCGCGACGAACGACCTCGAAGGAAATCGCCATGCCGAGTTACGCTGGGCCCAAGGTAACGGGCCGCGCCTTGAGGGTGTAATTCGCAGAGATCTGCGCGCCGCAGCCGTTGTACAGCATCACTTTTCCGTCTTTCGGAACATCGAATGCGTAGCAGACGTAGGTCGCCGACGACGACGTGTTGTCGATGACGAACGACGCGAAGTAGTACGGACGATACGTCGCATCAATGTCCCTCGCATCCGTGGTGCCGTCCACGTTGTGCGGAACAATGTGCACGTCCACAGTGCCGTTTTCTGTCGGCGTCGCTCCGAACCCCGTGGTCAACACCAGCTCCAGGTTCGGATAGTCCCCCGTCTGCGTCGACGAATACGGATTGCTCGCGCCGGCAGGCGTCCCCACGGCCGCCGAAGCGATCGCAGTGTCCGAGCCGGACGATAGCGTCCACTGCGTGCCGTAGACTTTTTTCGCTTCGTTGGCCATCAGTTCGCGTTCAGAACGGTGCTGATCTGAAACTGCGAGATGGGGAACGGGTAATTCCGATCCAGACCCGAGACCGTGTTCGTGGTACGCGTCGTCCCGCCGAGGATGACTTGACACCGGGTCGCTTTTT